TAATGGGTGGCTGTTTTTCTCCTGCAATAGGCTGCACAGCATCCGGTCTAACAGGAACCACTCCAAGTCCGTCAGGTTTTGCAAGTCCTTGGGTGGGTACGACTAATAACCAGCCTGAACATGATATAGCTGCTGAAAGACTATCCGGATACTTGGCTGAGAAGCAGGGCATCGAGCCTGAAGGCGTACCTAAAACTAAACCGTTGCCTAAATTTGTTGAAGAACAACTGGACAATAACAACGCCACGGCATTCCTAAACTACTTGCGCACCTCTGCGCAAGACCCAGTGCATAGGGCTGTTGCACAGGCGCTTTACAAGCTCAAGCTCAAGACAAAAGTTGAAGTTGTAAAAAGTCTACCAAACAACCGCCCCGCTGAGTACGACCCTCAAACTGATACGGTCCGGGTGACTAAAGAAGGACAGACAGAGACTGTCTTACTGCATGAGTTTGCGCACGCCGGGACCCTACGTGTACTGTATGGGTTTGAAGAAAGCGAAGGCAGACTGTCTCAGAAACAAGAAGACGGCGCAGTGCATCTTGACTACTTGATGAAAGAGACTAGCAAGGAGCTTAAGACAAAGTATCCAGCTGCGTACGAGAACATTTACGAGTTTGTATCCTACGCCGTGACTGACCGCGCATTCCAAAAAGAATTACAGCGCATTCAAATTCCTGCCAGTAATTCACTGTGGGGTCAAGTTAAAAACGCATGGTCTAACTTTGTAAAAGCAGTTGCCCAAGTGCTTGGCATTCCAGACACTGTTGAGTCGCGTAATGCGTTGATTGAAACCTTTGGCGCGTTTGAATACGTCATGGCTGCCCCCAAAGACGCTATCAAGATGGCTCCCCTGCCCACTGAAACGAAACAGGCAGAAACCTACGACGAGTCAAAGCTGTCTGATGAACAACTTGCAGCACAAGCTGAGTCTGAAGTTCAGCTAAAAGAACGGACTGCCAAATCATTTTTGCGTAATTTGTTTACCAAGAAGGGCGGCCATTGGGCGGCCACTATGTTCCAGAACGAACGCTACCCAATTAAAGTGGTAGAAGACCGTGCGCGGTTGTTCGGGATGCTCAAACGTATTGGGCCTGATCTAAACAATGTATATGGGCAGATTACACGTTCTGCTGGTATGGCTGTCAATCTGTATGACGAGTATTTACGCAACGCAACTGAAGAAACCCATGCAGCTGTAGAAGCATACGCAAAGAAATCTGGATTGACTATCAATGAGGCGCTTGCACGTCTACACATTATTTTGGAAGCGCGCCACGAGCCTGAGCGCCGCCGTGTCAAGTACATAAAGACTGTACCGCTTGAAAATGAAAGCAAGCGCATCAAGTTTGAAGGCAAGGAATATTCTGCTGAAGGGTTCAGGGAAGCGGTGATGCGTGAATTGGCGCAGCCTTCTTACCAAGTTACGCCTGAGATGACGCAGGATCAGATCAACGAGCTGGATCAAAAACGCAAAGAGCGCGCGCTTGACCTACGCGCCATGTTGGATAAGGTTGTTGACGATAAAACATTTCACGCAAAGCAAATAAACAAGAAGCCCACTACGCCTGAAATGTTTAACCAAAACAATGCGATGTACAACGTCATTGCAAACCGTACGCCGCGACAGATTGCTGCAATCCTTAAAGAACGTGTAACGCCTGAAACAGAAAAAGAAGTTGGGGCAGTGGTAGAAGCCTTGCGTAAGGTCAATCAAATGACACAAACGCTGAACAAGATGGCGAACTACCATTCACAACCCGCGTCAAACGTGATTGACTTCTATGACTTTAAAGACTATGTGCCGTTCAAAGGACGTCCGGGGTTAAGGCAAATTGACGAAGAGTTCAACATCGACTCACGTCGTATTGGTGGTGACTTGCAAGAAGGCCAGAATCCTTTTGGTGGGCGAGAGTCTGAATCTGAGAACCCATTACTTCAATCCCTTGCGGATGGCGCGTCTGCTGCTATGCGTGCTGGACGTAAAGACTTGACTCTGGCAATTAAGAACGCCGTTGACCCCAAGAATAGATTACTCATGGGTAAAGTTAAGGACACTATCAAGTTTGAAGACCGCTTCTTGGGTAATCTTGATAAAAAAGATATTGGTGGAAGCAACAAGATATTTCACTACAACGCCGATGGAACAATTGACGTCATTGAACTAAACGATGAAAAACAACGCGAAGCCATTCGTCGTTCATACAGAACAACGCAACCGTTGATTGATATCGCTAACTCTATTACAAGCGGCATCGGGCAGATGCACACACGGTATAACCCAGCGTTTGCACCAATGAACTTTGTGCGTGATGCGCTGACTAACGCCTTTACGCTTGGCGCTGAACTTGGCCCAGTCAAGGCAGGTCAATTGCTGACTGCTGTTGCTGCGGATGTGGCTGGTGGTGGCATGGCTAAGTCTGTGCGGTTCTCAAATCTTTACGCAAACGGTAAGTTCGATAAGCTAAGAGAGCTTGCCGCTAAAGATCAATACTATGCCGACCTGCTTGAGTACGTACAGTTGGGTGGTCGCGTGTCGTATCTCCAAGGGCTTGCTGCCAAGGGTGCGCTTGATGGACTGATGAAAGAGATTGGTCGCAGTGGCATCTTGCAAAAGAAAGATCAGGTAGATAAGTTCATTGATATCTATAACGACATGTTTGAATTGTCTAGCCGTGCCGCTACATACCGCATGTTGAAGGATCAGTTCTTTGCTGAGAACAAGTCAAGTGGCAAGTTTAAAAACGACGCTGATGCGCTAACTGATGCTAAGGCTCAGGCAGTTGAGTACGCCAAGAACCTAGCCAACTTTGAACAGGTAGGGCGTTGGGGCAGGGGTGCTGGCGCATTGTTCATGTTCTTCCGTCCAGCTGCCACAGGTGCAGTCAGAGCTATTGAGGCGTTGGCTCCAGCGTTTGGTTTTAATGAAGCAAACTTTAGAGAAGAGGCTGCTGCACAGGGCCGCACTGAAGAACAGATTGAGAGCGCGGTAAAAGAACTCAAACAACGTCAAACTAATGCACGGTACATGGCTACAGGTTTGATCGGTACAGGCGTGGCTATGTATTACATGGCGCTGATGATGGCAGAAGACGATGACCAAGGTCGTAACAAAGTTGTTACAGATGACATGGCACGCTGGACTCGGAACGCTCGCTTCCACATACCCGGCACAGACTTGATTATTCAAATCCCTTGGGGCTTCGGTCTTGGCGCGTTTGCATCTGCTGGTGCGCAGATAGCTTCTATTGCATCTGGCAGGACATCCCTACTTGATGCGTTTGGGAACATCTTGGTTACTGGAGTTGATTCATTCCTGCCCTTGCCGGTATCGCGTATCAGTCCGATAGACAATTTCCCAGCGTTTGCTATGGACTCAGTAACGCCATCTATGTTCCGTCCGTTCTTTGAGTATGTGATGAACTTGGATGGTCTGGGGCGTGAGATATACAACAACCGTCAATCACGGTTTGGCGATGCCTATACAGGTGGCGACAACATTCCAGAGATGTACAAGAAAGCTGCCAGAGAATTGTTTGATGCAACAAATGGCGCAGTGGACTGGAGTCCAAACACCATGTACTTCTTTGCCAACAACTATTTTGATGGTATGGCAAAGATGGCCTCAAGCGCAACGAATGTTGGATTGACTGTGGCTGGGGCAAAAGAATTTGATCCAAAGAATGACATGGTGTTCCTCAGTAGTTTTATTGGCTCTAGATCAAACATTGATGCCCGTGAATTCAGTAGCATTGAGAAGCAGGTCAAACAGATGGAGCAGCGCATTAATTCGCTTAAAGACCGCCCAGAGCAGTTGGAAAAATTTATGGAAGACAACCCCACTGCTTATCCTGCCGTACAGTTTTACAACACGCAAGTAAATGGAACGCTGCGCAACATCCGCACTATGGCAAACCAAGTTCGCGCAAACAAAGATTTAACCATCATGGAACGCAAAGAGCAGCTCAAGCAACTCAACGACATGTCAAGCTTGGTCAAGCACAGGTTGGTTGAAGCCTTCGATATGCTTGACGTCAAGCCCTAAGACACGCGCCAAACACGTATGCCAAGAACACCGTCTTCAGTGACGGTGTGTATTTTTACTTTTACATCGCTTTTCTTTGCCGCGTTATCAGCCGCATACGTCAAGTACGCGGGCTTCATAGTCGGTATAAAGAAGCTGTCCCCCACCAGCATGGCTGGATAGGGAAACAACCAGACGGGTTCATCGTAGGGCTTACTCGCTGACGACAGCTTCTTCATTTACAGGGAAGAGGTGAGTCATGTCCATTTCAAACTCGTAGGCTTGGATGTTTGTTGTGCCAAATGCATCCTTCCACCCTGAAGCCATCTGCTTGCGAATTTTGTTCTTGAGTGTCCCTCGACGTTGAAGATTGGATTCAAATTCCCTGACACCCAGCTTGATGTCTTTGAGGTATGTCTTCATGGCAGAGGTGGAGATGTATATCTTGCCCTCATCGACTTCAGCACGGATGTATAGCGCTTGCTTTGGTTCGGTTGATGTACGACCGTCTTTGATGACCAACGCAGATTGAATGTATTTATTGATGAAGTCACCAAGGATGTCTTCGTAAGCGCTGGTCTTGTCTTTGGACTTGCCGTTGATTGTGTCCATGATGCCCTGCCCCACCACGCCAATGATGCGGTCTAGATCAAAGTTAAACAGGCCGAGTCTGTTGCCATCCTCTCCCGCCACCCTTGTCACTGCCAGCACGTTGGCAATGAATCGGTACTCAGCATTGTCTGTATAGGCGCGGCTGTAATCAAGGTACTCGTTACGGATGCGCTTTTTAACTTCAGGTAGAGTTTGTTGATACAAGTCCTTGACGTAGACAGGGCCAGCAAAGCCGTAATTAAACTTCAACGGTTCAAACATCAACAGACCCCGCGCCATGTTCAACTCGTAGCCCGGCTCTGATGGGCGTGGGACTTCTGGTTCAATAATCCGTACATCCTCTGGGTTTGTGTTTGCTTTGTATAGCGCAATGATGTCCTTGAGTGGCGTGTTTGTAGTAATGATTGCCAACAGGTTTGTGACAAATGACATCTCTCGTTCTTGGTTCACGGATGCCTGAAGCCGTAGCTTGGGCGCACCAGACGACACGTTGTAGGCTATATGAGATACGACCTTACCGTCTGTGTTTGACTGCTCATCCATACCAAACAAAATGTTTTTGCAGGTAATCATCCGTTGCATCAGGGCGTTTTGCGTGGCGTCAAAGACCGCCAAGTTCTCGCAGTTACCCCATACACTCAAAGCGCCATTTAGTGCGCCAGTCTTTCCGTTGCCAGCTTCACCAAACAAAGAATAAATAGCACCGTTGACGTTGGTGAACTGCATCAACGGGGAAGCCAAACCGCACAGCACAGCAAAAGCGTGGTATTCATAGCCAGGGTCATTAAACATTTGAATGGCTTTCTTCCATTCATCGAATGTACCTTTCTCTTGAATGTTCTTCACCACGTTCTTTGCTATCGGGGATGGCGGGCAGTATCGCTCTTCGCCGTCTGCCATGTACTCTGTTGTACCCAATACAAATGACTCGTTGTTTTCTGTCCATCCTTGTTGTATTCTCATGATGCTTGCCCTTTGTGTTTGCATTAAAAAATCCATCCACTTAGTGATGTAGCTTGATACCATTGGAGCGTGGCGCTGGTCAAAGTTAATACCTTGAAACAAAAGCGCCGACTTCAATCTATCGACTGCACCAACATCTTTTAGTGGCAGTAAAAATTCACGGGTTGGGTCTATTGGTAACACCGCCCTCATTACCAAACATTCCCCATCATGTGGACTAAATACCCGTTGCGTTGGAAAGAAGTCCACAGCAGAAATCATTTCTGGGGGGTCTTGAACCATTCCTTTTTTTGTTGCTCTGGGAGCTGGTTGGAAATAGATTCCTCCATTAATTCCTCTGGAAAATGGATAGAGGGCATCGGGGAAGAAAGGAATTTTTTCGGTATGCGCTTCGACCCGAATTGATTCCTGCGTATTTGTTTGGGGTTCATCAAGCTCTCTGTCAATGGGCTGTTGTGGGGTTCTAAGGGTTTTGCCAAGTTCGATAGGCCCACGTTTTCCAAACTTACCTGCATAGGCGCATCCTTTGCATCCTCCTGAATTGGATCGTTCAAAGGCATCGCAACTAAATGACCAGTCGACTTCAAGGGATTGGGCGGCTTTTCGCTCAGTCTCTTCCCAAGAATATTTTGGGTGGTCTTCTGACATGAGATGTATGGCAGTACTGCCATCACGACACCGAGCGGCGACAGATATTCCAGCGTACCAGATCGGCTCTGGACAACTAGCGGCGTTTTCGAGGATATATTTAATTTGCCCACAACCGTTCCCTTCTATACTCATTTGCGCGATGCGCATGAAGTCATATTCAAAATTGTCGTTACGTTTTTCGTAAATTGCTTTGGTGTCAGGGTCAAGACCCTTTTCAACCTTCTTCAGATCAAACGGCAGCTCAACTGTGCCAAGACGTTCAGTCCAGTACTCGAATGATGTTGGCTCAGCATCTTGTATGACTTCAACAGGCAACGGCTCGCCCTTGAGATTGCGAGACCCCGGTACTCTGAGGACTCGTGCTAAGTCTGCTGTGACTGTTTCGTCAATGTGCAAATCGTTGTCTAGACAGAATGCCTTGAACTTTTCAGCGTAGGGCTTCCAATCCTCAGCAGGTATTTCATCATCAAAAGGCCAGTATGCGTGTATACCGCGCCCAGAATTGACGATGATTGGTTTTGGCAGATCAGTGGTCTGTACAAACTTGTGTATTGCAATTAACCCATCTGCCCACTCCGTATACGGCTTCCCCTCACCGCAATCCAAATCAACGAAGAAGGCGCGCATGAAAATACAACCTGCCGCCTTACGTTCGTACCCCTCAAATGTCCCCAGTGCAAAGAATGTGTTGTAGTCGTCTTTGTCAAAAGCAACCATCTGTTCAATGGCGCTATCAATGTCATCAACAAACCGTGGCTTTACGCTCTTATCTTTGATACCTACTACACAAATGTTGCCCTGCGCTGGCAATACTTTCTCAAAAAATTGTTTATTCATGATCGCAGAGACAAAAACGGCGGGAGTTACCCCGCCAACAAATGAAATAGCTTATTCAGCCCGTTTTGCTATCAGAAGCAGGCTTGATAGGACGTCCGATCATGTCCCTCAAATATGCTTTTGCATCGCGTAGGTTCTTGCACGGCAAGATACCTTTTTTTAAATCCTCCTCGACTAAAGCGATGAATGTTTCTATACGTTGCCGCTTCTTAGGACGTATAGCCCCGCCTCTAAACCACGTGTGGGTGGTTGCTCGGGTGACATCAAACACTTGCGCTATGTAGGCAGACGGAAGATTTGCTTTGACACAAACCTTCGCAAGATCAACCCCTAACCGATATACGTTCGTGTTATCAATCAAGTCCAACAACTCAGGGCTATATCCTCTGCTCATTACTTCTTAGACCATTTCTTCAAAACGTCGTTGACTTCCTCTACCTTGGCGGGGGCGGCTTTCGCAGTCTCGCGCTTCGTAGGTTCGGGTGTGGCCTGTGCAGGTGCTTCGGCTTCAGCAGTCTCGTCCATCTTGAACACAGTCAATTTCACTGCGTTCTCAGCGGCAGACGATTTGCTCTGACGTGCAATGATTTCACGTGCATCAGTTGGCACTGCGGCTTGTGGAGAGAACAACAACTTTGGTGTAGAAGAGTTGGTATCAAACTCCATCTTGGTCACGATGCGCCCAGCAGACACGTTGTTGTTGGCAAGCATCTGAATGTACGGTCGGAAAGGCCAACGACCGTTTTCTTCTTTACCAAACGCTGATGTAGCAGGTAACACCAACTGATAGACATCACCAGCAGGGTCATTAGGCAACACCACGGCAGTGCGCCAAGACAAGCGGCAAGCTGTACCTGTACCGCCTTGACCTGAACCCTTTACAGAGTTGGGGCAGTCAGCGCAGGCTGAAGCGGGTGCTTCTTTTACATCTGGGTCAGGAGTCTTGGAGTCACTTGACCAGCAAGAGGGGGCAATCTTCACACCCTTCTTGTATGTCTGGCTGTAGTATGTGCGTGAAGCTTCATGTGCCATCTTCACGAAAATCACATTCATAGAAATGTCAGTGTTGACACTCTGCTCCTTACCGCCAACAATTTTGCGAAACACGCGCCCTTCAATCGAAATACGTTTGTTACCTTTTGTTGCTCCCCCTGCAACGGCAAGGGTATCTTCATCAAGTCCAAGCTCAACGATGTCGGACGACTGCATGATGGTTGCGAGATCATTACTCATGATTTATTTTTCCTTAAACTGAAGTTTCACTGGTTGTACTGGCCTTGCGCACTGTTATGTCAAACTCGCGCAAGGCATTCACTCCGGGAGGTAACCCTTTAGATTCCCGACCGTTCATGAATTCTTTGAAATTGCGTTGATGGATGCGGCGTTCAAGCAAATCAATCGAGCCTTCTGTCTCGACAAACTTCCTGAAGTAATCCCAATCAGTGCAAAAAAATCTTTCTTTGACTGTCCTAGTGACAGTGCCGTGTACTGTTTTAAATCCATTCAAATTCGCCTCATTACAAACTGCCAGCAACGCTTGTTCCAAGCGCGTCATATCTTCTTTGAGTTCCGCATCTGCCGAGTCGTACTCAGCTTTTAGGTTCTCACGTTTGCGTCTGATTGTCAAATAGGTTTCTACTAACACATCTGTGTCACTCATTGATTTCTCCTTCTTCAATTTCCACTCTGTACAGGTCTACTAATTGTTCGTGCATGTCTACTTTGTTCTGAAGCATTGTGTACATGCGCCGCTCCACCTCAGACCCTTGGAGGTGAATTACCGTCATTTTGTTTTTTTGTCCTACGCGATCAATCCGAGCAATACACTGTAAGTATGTCTCTACAGACATTACTGGAGACCAAAATACAACTGTGTCAGCCGCTGTAAGCGTTACCCCATGCGATGCGGCTTGCGGTTGAATCAATAGTACTCGTGGGTGCGCTATGGTTTGGAATGAATTAAATATGGCTGACCTTTTGCTTGCGCTTACGTCTCCAGAAATAATTTCATTGGTGATGCCATTCTTCTCTAAATAATTTTTTACTAGATATAGTGTGTGTTTGTACGGCACGAACACAATTACTTTATGGGGCGACTCATCAAGTACCTCATGCAACACTGACAATCTAGGCTGAACATCAAACTCAACCACGTTGCCATCATCTGTGTACACAGCCCCGCCTGATAATTGAAGCAAGCGGCTCAGTGCGGCGGCGGCATTGACTGTGCTGATTGTTTCTCCAGCTGCTTGTATCTGCATCTCTTTTAAAAGTTCTCTGTAATACTTCATCGCTTGCGGTGTGAGCGGTACAACCCGTGTCTGATAAGTAACTTCTGGTAGATCAAGACACTGCGCCTTCTCGTATCTAATGGCTGGCTGAAGCGCCTTGAACACTGTGTCCTGCGCGTCGGGTTTCGGAACCCACTTAAACTTGGTTACTTGGCGCATCACAGAGTCTTTCCATGCCGTGGCATAGCGTGGCACTCCGTTGGGGTTTATGAGCTTGGCAAGCCCAAACGCATCCTCTGGCGACTGCGATGCAGGTGTGCCTGTCATCATCCAAAGATACGTGTCCTTGGTCAGTATCCTTGCAAGGGTGCGCCAGCGCTTTGTGGATACGGTTTTGTATGCGTTGGCTTCGTCAATGATGATTAAATCAAACTTGCCAGCAATCTCTTTCTCCATGACACCAACACCGTCGTAGTTGATGATGACAAAGTCATAGAGTCCATTGATGATCTTTTTGCGCTTTGATGTTGTGCCGTGTGCAATACCACATGTCCTGTGCATTGCAGTCTTAAACAAATCTGCTTGCCATGCGGACTGCATGATTGACAGAGGGCAGACGACTAACACACGTTTCACCAATCCCTGATTCATTAAATAGTCAGCCGCCCATATAGCCGCTGATGTTTTACCTGTACCAGCCTCATTGAAACAAAACGAACGTTTGTTCAGAGTTAGGAATCGTGAAGTATCTTTTTGGTGATTGAACGGTTGAAACATTCCCGGCCATGCATAGTCACGCTCAATGGGCGATGGAACTTTTATGGTGGGTGGGGTGAGGTACGAGAGACGTTGCATCTCATCAAGACCCCAATGCACTACGACATCAGCAATGCCGTCTTTTTCATCCAGCACTTCGCTACGTTCGATGTAGCTTTTTATTGTCTGTGCAATGTCGCTAGGACATTCAAAACGCACAGCTATGTTGTTCACGATTTCCACTTATTCCCCTTGACTGAATTCAAACTGCTTTACGTGCGGGGAACGCCCCGCACGATTGACCCTGTCGCAGTGGAGCATGAAGCGGACTAACGCTCATGGACCTGCCGATCAACTGACAATGGTTATGACTATGCAATTAAGTCTACGAGCCACTCATGCCTTACGCCCGATCAAGCTTCATTCACCTCTTCTCGACTCACAACGCTTGATGTATTGAATTATGGAGTCAGTTTTTTATTTGTCAAGTTATTTTTTCAACTTTTTTTCACGTTTGCTGGTTTCCGATACCAAAGCACCCGATGAATTACGTTTGAATGAACGATTCAAAGCAGAGCTTTCGACACGTACACCATCACCGTTTGAGCCGCCTCTTGACAGCGCCTTGCGATGCGCAATGTCTTTACCCTCACGAGCATCAGCTGTTCCATCACCATTAGCATCCCTGCCCTTCTTGTCCATCGCGCGACGCGCACGTTGACGCTCCATGCGGTTAGCCAATTCACCACGGGCTTTCTGCTGTTGATATTCTTTTTTGTACGGTCTAGGTTTGTTCACGTAAGGCATGTTGTTTCTCCTTCATGGGCTTGATAGATTACGCCTATCAATCTATCGTCTTTCATTTATCTTTCCTTATGGAACTGGCATCGCTTCACGGGACACCAACCACATAATGGCGTAGGGTTTTCTTGCCAGACACCATTCTCGTACGAAAGGCGTAGGCGCTCAAGGTGGGGGTAGAAGTCGCCCCAAAGTTTTTCCTCATCCTCCCTGTGGTATTCGGAGGGGAAGAAGTGTTCGTGCATAACAAACAGAAGACCTGCCTTGATATGTACGATTTCAGGGTAGTGTGAAAAGACCATTAAGGCCATCAGCTGTAACTGTTTGGGGTCAGGGTATTTACTACTGCCTGTCTTGTAGTCCACGATGAACGCAGTGTCGCCATTCAAGACGACCAAGTCAGCAATACCACGCACCCAGTAGTCGCCCCACTTAGACGGCTTGCGATCAAACCCTAGCGCCATGCGTAGTTCGGGATGCTTGACGCCTTCCATTTCAATCAGGGGTTGGAGTTGTTTGGCAAATCGTTGGTAGTCAGGCGCAAGGGGCTTACCCTCACCCACATAATCTTCTACCGCTTTGTGTACCTCTGTCCCGTAACGCATCTCTGCGGTGGGGAACTTGGTGTAGTTCTTCAGTACTTTGATTTCTTGATACTGCCGTGGGCAGTTTTGGTAATCTTTAAGACTGGAATAAGACCATTTGACTTCGTGTGCTTCCATGACTGATTTTCACTGTGTTTGGGAAGCCCAATCATATCGTTTTTCCTTGTAATGACCAACAGCATAGTCCTTGATGATTTTGCCATTAGCCTCGTCGCCCACCAGCATAGGCTCGACCCACGAACGCTTTCCAGATTTATATGTTCTCCAGTGACCGCGCCTCCAATGCTGCCGAGGCGATGCGTGTGTACCGTGAGGTGTTGATGGCTCAGGTGGCTTTTTACCTGTGATTGAAATCAATCGAAATTCAATCAACGGAGTTTTGCCTTTGCGCAACTTCTTCTGATTTACTTCTACGTCTCTAGGCGTAGGTACAGATATGTAGGCATCGCCTGTGTGGTAAGTCATCATGTAGATTGCTCGCAATACATCACGCGCAATCTGCGCTACCGAATCTATATTTAACCAACCTACTTGCTCTGAATGCACATGCGGAAATACTTTTAGAGTACCGTTTGACGTCTGTGTAATCGCTAATCTTGTTGTGGCTATGTGTAGCTGAGAGGACTCGGCATCAACTGCAAGGAACGAATGAACGAGGATACCGTCGCCATCTTGAGTAGCTATGTGAAAAGCAAATCTATTGACGCTACTATGTTCGTTGTTTTCGCCGTTAACAGTAACGTATGTTTTTCCTAATACTGTGCGTTCTTCTTCAAGCTGACCTGTCACCACGCATATCTTGGGGAAGGGTAAATTTATTCTGCCTTCTTCTACAAATACATCAGTCCAGTCCCCTGTACCATGATAAAAATCTGACGGCTGAAAATTACGTTCAATAATTATCTTAGGAAACTTTAAGAACGCCTGAACAACTTCTTCACCTGCGCCTTCTGAGCATATAACATTTTTATCTTTTATTACTGTTGATATTCTTCCAAGCACATACCTCATACCCAGCACTATCTTTGGGTCAGACTTAAAAGCTTCTCGTATTGATGGATAGGTTTTGTTTTCAGCAATCCTACCGAACGAAATTATTTTCAGCGTTTTATCAGGAATCGTTTGTGTCATCAGCAGTCTCCATAGGTTGCACCGACTTTTGTTTCACATGCCACTGGCAAGCCTGTCGCCCAGTCGGGTGGGGTAGACATTACTTTATTGATATACGCTACGGCTTCAGGTACGTCGTCTTCTTGCACGACAACGACTGCCGCATCATGTACGGTCAAGGCTACTCTGTATCTTTCAGATATGGCAAGCATCTGCTTACCCACGATAATTCTTGCTAGGGCTTGCACCACGTTCTCAGTGATACTACCGCCCCAAGTTGAGATTTCACCCCTGCGTGAATCGTAAACAATCTGCGACTTACCGTCCTTGTCCATGCGCCTCAAGTTGGCGTAGCGTATGCGCAGACCATTGGGGAGAATCACTCCGTCGTTGTCGTAGAACAAACAACCATGCTCACCAAGTTGTATTGGTTTCTTGATCTTGCCATTCATCATGGTGTCAAGCATCCTGTCAGCGTCACCCCATAGTTCAGGTATCTTGTAATTCTTTTCCCGATAAATACCCACAATGGTTTTGCACTGTTCTTCGGGAAGCTTCACGCTTACTGGTTGAGCTGTAGCCAAAGTATGTTGTAGCTTCAACGCCCCTGTACCAAAACCCAATCCCAAGATACATGTCTTACCCACGAATCGTTCTACCTCATCAGCTTTGGTGATCTTCCTATCGTAAACAGACGATGAAAATATTGAGTAGACATCTTCGCCATCAGCAAACTGCTTGACAACATCTTCCTGACCAGACACCCACGCAAGCACTCGCGCCTCAATCTGCGATGAGTCAGAGTTAATTACCACATAGCCTTCAGGTGGCACGATGGCTTTCTTCAGTGCTTTCTTCTTGGCATCCCTGCTCGGTAAGTTCTGGAAGTTCACCTTGTCTGTGCCTGACCAGCGCCCAGTGTGTGCGCCGTAATACTTCAACGGGATAGGCAACCTACCCTTGTTGCGCAACCCTATGCCCATGAACCGTTCAAGTCGTTTGGCTTCAAGCGTAGACTTCGTCCCCAAACGCACAGCGCACAGGTGTTGAATAAAAGTATCTTCGCTCTCAGTCAGTGCGATGAACCCCTCGTCCTTCTTCGCAAGCGCTGGCACTTCCTTCTTCTGCTTCTCGCTCATCTTCATCGGCACAGGCACACCCAGCTTCTCCAACACCTTGGCAAACTTGGCATTACTCGACAGCTTCTCACGCACCTCTTCTTCTGTGGCGCATTCAAGGTCAGTCATCAGTGAAGCAAGCAAATCTGACTTCTCTTTCGCCAAGTCATCAAATCGCTCTTTCAGGGTATCCTGATTCACATACAACATCGGGTCGGTGAACATGCGCAACGTCATGTCTATTAACTTCAACTCGTCAGGGTCAAAGCTTGGCATCATCAACAAGAATAGTTTGTATGTCAGGCGTACATCATTCCTACAGTACTCACCATACAGCGCCAACTCTTCTTCTGTAAAGTCTAAGCGTGTCTTGTTAATTGCTTTGACAACCTCATCGCCCTTCTCCCCAATCTCATAGCGCTTCGCAAGGGCGGCAAGTGAACCACCTGCATCTACCCCATGCAATGCTCTCGCCATTGACAATGTATCCAACAATGCCATCGGCTTGATGTTAAAAATCCAACTGAGGATAGCGCCATCGAACAGCGTGTTGTGCGCCAAGACAGCACTACCCTTCCAGTCAAACTGCTTGAAAAACTTACGTATCTGTTCATGTGTCCCTGAAAACCAAACTGGGTCTTCAGCATCCACCTGAACACTTACACCTATGACCTCAAACCGAGGGTCTCGCACGTACTCTTCAGTCGTCTGCTTTTTAAACCCAAGGTCTGTGTCGGTGTAGTACGTCTCAAAATCAAGAGTTATTAGGGACATTGTTTGTTATTTCTCTTCGTAGATACCAAATAGCTTTGGCTAGGTCTTGTGACTTGCTTCCCTTGTGGTCGGCTCGTGTGATGTACTTTATGGCGTTACCTAGGTTGTAATTCAATTTTTTGGCTTCAATAAAGTCAATGGTCTCGATTCCTCCTACTTTGTAATGCCAAGGATGGTTCACTGGGTCGGGTTGTGGCTCATTCACTGGGTCATGCACTTTGTCGATGTCTATACCAAAATGTTTTTCAACAATCGCGGGTTTGACAATTGGGGTTATCGCGGTCTTCGGTGTCAAGGTGTTTGCCATCTTGCGTATCTTATGGCGCATCACATACACGTATTGTTTAGTGATGTTAAATTTTGATGCAATTTGTTCTGTCGTTGCATTTGGGTGATATGTCATGTACGACAAGATTTTTCTTGATTTCACTGTGTCACGTGGTTTTTTGGTTGTAGTCATTTCTCTCTCCTTGGTTAATTAAACTAACGCGGCTTCTGAGTGCTTGAGCACTTCTTCTTTTTTTATTTTTCTATGTAGACGTTCAAGTGATTGCCCGTCCACACGATCAAAAGGCCACCATTTAAGTAGCTGTTCTTGACTCAGGATTTTTGGTTCTCTATCGTCAATCTTTTTTTTCTGTGTTCTATCAGATACTTTCTTAACCATACACTGCCTCCAAGTTTGCGCCATTCTTTAAAAAGTTCTTCTGTTAACCTTGCCCCAACAATTTTTGGGTTGGTGGTCAGTTCACTCTTGGGTCTTGGCATTTGTGGTCATCTCCAGCGGACTTGGTTAAAAATATAAGGTAACAGTTACTGCACCGCCATACAAGACCTTCTTGCACGACCGTTCTGCGCTCCCCGTGTTCCCCACGCGATTTACCAAAAAATGTTCTGATTGCTTCAATCATTCTTTCCCCCTCCAAATATTGATTGCTCGCTTGATTGCGTACCAAAAGCTCTGGCGCATAAGCTGTTTCTTTAACTGCTCGTTTTCAAGCAA